ATATCTGCAGATAGCAAGGGAAAGTCTGTCCAGCCGCTTTTTCGGCAAGATGTACGAACAGGCCGTAGCTTACAAAGCCTGCCATTTATTTACGCTTACAAAGCCATCTGAATTAAACAAGATGACGGAAGCATCCGGCGGAAGTATCAGCCACCTTAAGGAAGGCGGAATTGACATCGGCTTCAACGCTTCTGAAAGCAGCAGTGAACTTTCTGCAACAAAATATGGACGGATGCTTCTGGACCTTATGAAATCAAGACCGACAATGGACGTGAACAGAAACTGCCGGCCGCCTCTAATCATATACCCTTTCATCTGATGGAGGTGTATGATGCTTTTTTTCCCGAACGCTACAGTTTATGTTTCGGCCCTTACCACAACGAAAAATGCAGAAGGGACGAAAATAAAAAAATATGATTTTGAAAATTCCCTGGAAAACTTCCGCGCTGATGTTCAGCCGAATGTATTAAGCCGGGAACAGATAGAACTTTACGGCCTGACTGCAAAAACCGCAGACACGAAAAAATGCTTCTGCGATATTGCAAGCGGTTCTTTCATGAAGATAGGAAACCGCGCAAAGGTTGTCTATGATGACGGCACGACTGAATATTATAACGTTCAGCCTGTGAACAGCTGGAGATTCCATAAGGAATTCCTTCTGATACCGGTGGAGAATGAAAACAATGGCTAAGTCAATTTCTTTTGATGATTTTTCAAATGTTCTTGACCGCGCAGCTTCTGCAATAACAGGCAACATTGAAACCGCGATAAAACTTTGCGGTGAAAAAATAAAAAGTGACATTCAGTACAGCATGACGCATACTGAAAGAGACATGAATAAAAGTTACTACTCTTCAAACAAAAAGGTTGCTCACCATCCGTCACTTCCTGGAAATCCTCCGGCCCCGGACACCGGCAATCTTCGCGCAAGCATAAATTATGAAATTCATGCAACGTCAAACGAAGTTTACGGAGTTGTCGGAAGCACTCAGCAGGACCCGGATTATGCAGTCTATACTGAGTATGGAACTTCAAAAATGGCTCCGCGCCCATGGCTGCGCCCTGCCATGAATAAAAATAATGCCTTTGTGAAAAAGAGCATCGCAAAGGCCGTCGCTTCAGCACTTATAGGAGGCAAGAAATGATTAATGCGAAAAAGTTATACAACACGCTGCTTTCAGACGCAACGATAACGGCTCTTGTTCCTGCTGAGAATATCATGAGCGCTTATCCGGCAGAAGTTGAAGTTTATCCGTGCATTATTTTTCTTGATGAAAATCAAAGCGACGGAGAATATAATGACAACAAGGCAGGGGCAAGCGACTGTTCTGTGAACATTCATGTATTCAGCAAGAAACTTGACGGTTATTATTCAACTTCAGACATTGCAGAAAAAATCTGCAGCGTCATGAATATTGACCTCTGGCACTGCTCGAAGAACGGAGAAGTGCCAGACCCTGATCCTGATACTGAACACAGGGTTTTATTTTTTTCAAAGTCAATTTATAATAATTGAAATAAATATTTCTTTAACGGAGGAATAAAAAATGGATGAAAGACCAAAGATTGGTTTGAGCGGCCTGGTTCTTGCAGAAGTGCTTTCAGACGATGAAAACGGAATTGTTTACGGAACGCCGTTTAGAATCCCTGGAGCAGTCGTTGCAACAATCAATCCGAACTCAAGCGTAGACACTGACTACGCTGATGATGGTGCATTCTTCGCTCAGAATAACCGCGGTAATACTGAATTGTCTCTTGAGATGATTGACATTACTCCGGAAAACGAAGCAAAGATGCTTGGACAGAAGAGGGTGAACGGAGTCACTGTAGAAACGGACCTTGACCAGTCACCTTATTTTGCATTCGGCGGAAAAATCCTTATGGCCGGCTCTGATGAAAACGGAGACCCTGTTTATACCTACATCTGGTATGCAAAGGGAAAATTCTCTGTCCCTGAATCAGGCGGAAGCACAAAAAAGGATTCAATCGAATTCGGCCACAAGAACCTTACTGCTCAGTTCGTAAAGACTCAGTTCGTCCCTGACGGACAGAAGAGCGGTACAATCGGAACAAAAGTCAGAACTGACGACCCTGATGTTTCTTCAAGCCTCATCGAAAACTGGTTCAGTGCTCCTGTAGTTTCGGTTGCACAGAACACCGGTGCATTCACAGTAACTGCTGCCGCAGGTGCTGACAACACTGTAGTTCTTACAGGAACAAAGTCCGGCAATGCAGCCGTTTCATTCGGCAGGGCATCCGCAAAACTCGGTGAAACAATCATCGTTGTTGACTCAAGCGGAGAACTTGTTGACGGAACAATTGCATTCGGCGGAACCGCTACAGCTCCAACAATTACATTTACACCGGCAGAAGATGAAAACGCTCCTGCAGCTGTAACTGTAACAAGCGGACTTAAAGACAATTTTGGAATTGGTGCTACACCAATCACCGACACTTCTCTTTAATCGCAATTTAAACTCCGTGCCGGGTAATATATATTCCGGCGCGGAGTGTATTTTATTTTTGATAAGGATGGACAAAAATGGAAAACACAGAACTTGAGAATGTAAAACATGGAAAGGTTACCCTGATGATTCAGGGCAAGGAAAGAGAAATCAAATTTGGATTCTCAGCTTGGGCAAAACTTGAAAAAGAATATGGCGGAGTCAAGAACATTGACAAGCTTCAGCAGGAAATTGAGGACCAGCCGTTTGAAAAAATCCCGCATCTTCTTTTCATCGGACTTAAGGATAAGGCTTCGTTCACAGATGCAAACGGGACTACTTATCCGGAAGTAACTGAAGAAAACATTCTTGAAGATTACGGCCTCGGCGATGTTCAGATGATTACGGAAGTATTCACAAGGGCATTGTACGGCTCGCTTCCTGTCGGAAGAGCGACAAAAAAAGCAGTGGTGGAAGCCTAGACGGATTTCCCTGGTCATACCTTCTGACGGAAGTCCTGATGATGGGTATGACTGAGGAATACTTCTGGGAATCCACGCCGCGGAAAATCTTGGCTTTAATTGACCAGAAGAAAGAGATTGAGAAAATTAATCAGAAAAACCTTGCAATCTATATTGCAAGTTACGTCTGGGGAAAAGACCCTGATGAAATTGAAGAGGACAGGCACAAGCCTATTCCGGGCATAGACGTTCCGATAGATGCGGGCCTTGTCGATAGATTGTTTTAGGAGAAGAAAATGGCTGAAGGCGATTACAACGTAAAGGCGATAATCAGCGCCGAAACTTCAAAATTTGAAAGCGGAATCAACAGTGCAAGAAAATCAGTCAAGGGAGTCAGCGGCGAACTTGATGCATTGAGCAAGCAGTTAAAATCCGTTTTCGGCGGTGTTGCGGGGCTGTTCGCAGCTACAAAAATGAAAGCCTTCGCCGATGAATCCATTAAGGCCTGGAAGTACCAGGAAAAGCAGTTGAAGCTTCTTTCATCGACATTGAAAGTAACCGGTGCTAATGCATGGACTTCTTCCGCAGAACTTAAACAGTTCGCAAGTTCTTTGCAGGATGTAACGAACTACGGCGATGAAACAATTCTCGCAATGCAGAATGTTCTGCTGGGATTCAAGAACATCAAGGGCGATAATTTCAAGGAAGCCACAAAAGCAATCCTTGATATGTCTACGGTTATGGGTATGGACTTAACGTCTGCAGCTCAGGCCGTCGGCAAGGCCCTTGATGATCCAATCAAAGGAATAAACTCACTTACGCGCCAGGGATTCTATTTTGACGAATCTCAGAAACTCCTTCTGAAAAATCTCGTTGAAACAGGAAAGCAGGCCGAAGCGCAGAAGATCATTCTCGATGAACTCTATACAACTTACGGAGGCGCTGCAGAAGCAACCGCGGACCTTTCAACACAGCTTGCCAATACATGGGGTGACGTCAAAGAAGAAATCGGAAAAGGACTTTCCGACATCACAGAATCATTTTCAAAAATGATTAAAACCATGCTTCAGGGATTCCTGGACATGGATGAATCTACAAAAGACTTCATCAAGGGATTTGCTGCAACGGCTGCGGCTCTTGCGGCCGTAACGGCTGCAGTATTTGCGCTCAAGGCGGCCCTTGACGTTCTTAAAGCACATCCTCTCATGCTCGGCATTTCCGTG